ATCCTATGGGGTCAAGACGATGGCAGGCGAGTTCTTCTCGGGCGGAGAGAAGATGGATCAATTACTGAAAGAAATGTCAGATCGTGTCCTTGAAAAAGGAGAGCTTGAAGTGGGGTTCCCGGAAGGTACACCAACTTACGAGAACGGCACATCAGTCCCCATGGTTGCAGCTATTCATGAGTTTGGTGCACCAAGAGCGCATATCCCGAAGCGCCCAATTTTTGCACCGATGATAAAAGACAGGAGCGACGAATGGGTTATTGTATTAACCGAATACCTTAAAGCAAGCGATTTCAGTTCCGCCATATCACTTGATGGTCTTGGCGAAGTCATGCGGGCTGATTTGCAGCTTTCTATTCAATCAGTTATCGCACCACCCTTGTCTCCAGTCACATTGATGCTTAGAAAGATGAAAAGACTAGATCAGTCACTTAGGGTAACAATGAGGACAGTTAGAGAAGCGAGGGCTAAGGTAAAGGCAGGTGAAGATTATAGCGAAGAGTCAACAAAGCCATTAGAAGATACAAAGCATATGATTCAAAATGTTATTTATACTGTAAAATAAGGAACAAACCCGATGTCAGCCTCAAACGTACTAACCCAGACCCTTCCGAGTGGCCGTCAACTATCCGTTAATAGCTTGTCGATCCCCGGAGGCGTGCTTTATCTATCAAGCATTGAGGGGAGTGCTCGGCAATCGGAAACAGCGTCCTCTGTCTTTGTCTCGACTGCGGTCCCATCCCCAATCCGATACCTCCCGCTCACGGGCGCCCGTAGCGATGCCGGGGCGGCGGTGACAGCCACCGCCGGGAGCGGGACGGTCGGAGTTGCACGGACGGCCGGGGCAAGCCTTCAGCTCGTGGGCGAGGCTACGTCAGCAAGCGGGGTGACTGATAAAGCCCTGTGGGAGCTTGATCTTCCTGACACTTACGTCGCTGGCGCGTCAATCCCCGTGACGGTCAATGCCGTTGTAACCGGATCGGGCACGCTTACCACAGCCGCCACGACGATGACGATGGCGGTTTATACCGAGATTAACGGCGTCGAATCAGCACTTACTGTAACTGGCGCTGTGCAATTCGGCAAAACCGCAAGCAATCTTGGGTTTACGATTACCGGAACGGGCCTTGTTCCTGGATCCCATCTTGTAATCGAACTAACAATGCTTGTTACCACCTCGCTGCTTTCCTGTACCGGATACGTCAATTCAGTTGGATATCAGGCATGAATTTGAACGCCATCGTCGGGCCTTATGTGTCTGCCGTGAATCCGTGGGTTGTCGTAAGTATCCAGCAATCAACTGGATACACGACATCTCAGGATGGACGTCAAGTCCCGTCATACGCAGCTCCTGTAGCGATACAGGCGCAGGTACAGGCCCTGCAATATAACGATATGATGCAACTTGACGGCATCAACATCGAAGGTGAGCGAAGGGCTATCTATCTTAATGGCAATTGGGATGGAGTCGAAAGACCTGACGGAAGGGGGGGTGATCTCATTACCTTCCCTGACGGATCAATATGGCTTGTTGTGTTGGTCCTGGAGAATTGGGGATCAACAGACGGCTGGGTCAAGGTCGCAGTAACTCGTCAGATGAACCAATGACGCAACTCCAGCCAATCAGTATTACAGAGTCTCAGTGTTTGACTGCCACCAGAGCGTTTTTGCTTAATATTCTGCCGCATGGTGTTGAGGTTGTTCGCGGTTTATCAAATAGAGTACCGGAACCAACATCAAGCGACTTCGTTTTAATGACCCCCATGGGCAGGGACCGCCTCGCAACCAATGTTGTGACAGTTCAAGACACAGTATTCACAGGGTCTATTGCACTAACAACGCTCAATGTAACGGATATTGGATATGGGTCCATTAGTATCGGATCGCCAGTCCTCGGAACTGGGGTGACATGGGGCACGGTTGTTACCGCGTTAGGAACCGGAACCGGCGGTGTTGGCACCTACACCGTAGCGCCATCTCAAACTGTTGCAAGTGGTAAACTTGCGGCCGGTATTCGTCAGGACTTACAAAAGACACAATTGAAAATACAGCTTGATGTTCATGGACCAAATAGTGGTGATAATTCACAAATCATAACTGATATATTCCGCTCAGAGCGCGGGATTGAAATGTTTGCGTATTCTGGTTTTGATCTAACGCCTCTGTTCTCAAGCGATCCGTTACAAGCGCCATACAAAAACGGGGAGCAGCAAATAGAGGAGCGGTGGGTTGTTGATCTTAATATGCAGATCAATCCAATCGTAACAACACCTCAGCAATTCGCAGATCAGCTAGAAGCCACCGTGATCAATGCTCAGGTAAATAGCTAATCCGGCCTATGGCATGGCCTGACCGCAGTGCCGCGATGGCACCGCAGCCCTTAGATGGAGCCACTTCAAATGTCTATCCCTATCTCAAGTATCTTTCAGGTCACTCCATCGGTTGTTAGCGCTGCTGGCGCCGCAGAGGAGCTTGTTTCCATCGTGTTGACTACTAGCACGAGGGTTCCTATCGGCTCTATTCTATCGTTTCCGACTGCATCTTCGGTCGGTACTTACTTTGGTCTAACAAGCCATGAATACAACATCGCTGTTGTTTATTTTAATGGCTTTACTACGGCAAACACGACTCCAGGCGCGCTCCTGTTTACGCAGTATCCGCAGACTGCGGTCTCGGCTTATCTTCGGGGGGGAGCCATCACTGCCCTGACGTTGACTCAGATACAGGCGCTTTCCGGTAGCTTGACTGTAGTTATGGACGGGTATACTCACACAGCATCGAGTATTAATCTATCTGGCGCTACCAGTTACTCAAGCGCCGCGTCGCTGATCAATTCCGCGCTCAACGCGACTGAGCCGACGGAGGCGAGTGTCACCGCGTCGATCGGCGCCAGCTTTACCGCCACGGCCAGCGGGTCCCCTGCCACGACGTTCACCGTGACAGCCACCACCGGGTACATCTCGATCGGTGACGTGATCACCGGATCGGGCGTGCCCAGCGGCACCACCATCGCCTCGTTCGTCTCCGGCACGCCTGGAGGCGCTGGCGTGTACACGACTAGTGTGGCCACCACGGCATCCTCGGCCAGCTGCGCCACCAGCAGCAGCGTCATCGATGTGACCGGAGTCACCAGCGGCACCCTGGCCGTCGGGCAGACTGCCTACAACGGGTCGTCGTCGATCGGGGTCGTGTCCGCGCTGGGCACCGGGACCGGTGGCACCGGGACATACGTCCTCAGCGGCGCCCAGCAGAGCCTCGCTAGCGGGTCCATTACGCTCAGAGCAACCGCTCTGGCCGTGTCATTCGACAGCGGCTCGGGCGCACTCGTGGCGACGAGCGGCATCACTGGCACGCCGTCCACAGCGGCCTATGCCGCAGGCACGCTGGCGGCGTCGCTGTTCCTGACTTCTGCGACTGGCGCCGTACTGAGCCAGGGCGCGGCAGCGACTACGCCATCTAGTTTTATGACGACTCTGACGTTGCAGAACGCCGCATGGGCGGTCTTCATGACAGCATTCGACCCGGATGCGCTTAACAGCAGCGGCAATACCGTTAAGTTGTCGTTTGCGGAGTGGAATGGTTCCCAAAATAACAGCTATATTTATGTGTGTTGGATACCGATATCACCCCAACGCAATCAGCGAATGCTTCATCAAGCCTTGGGCAATTGCTTATCGCGGCCGGAATCAGCGGAACCCTACTGATCTATACGCCTAGCGATCTTTTACATGGCGCTTTCGCTTGTGGAATGTTCGCGAGTATTGATTTCACCGAGCAAAATGGGCGAATTACCCTGGCGTTTAAGTCCCAACCTGGATTATCTCCGGGCGTGACAAATCAAACTGTCGCCGCAAATCTTATCGCAAATGGGTACAATTACTACGGAGCTTACGCTAACCCCACGATCGAAGGAAACATCTTCTACCCTGGAAGTATAGCTGGTCAATATCTGTGGGCAGACAGCTACGCCAATCAAATTCAACTGAATAATGCTTGCCAAAACTCGCTGTGGCAAGCCGCAACTGCGGCTAAGAGCATCCCATACAATCAAAATGGGTACGACTTTATCAGGGCCGCTTTCCAAGACCCCGTTAATCAAGCTGTGAATTTCGGGTCGATTGTCCCAGGCGTAACGCTTTCTCAGCCGCAGATCGCCGAACTGAAAGCCGCAGCAGGGCTTGATATCAGTGGGCCTTTGTTTAATCAGGGGTACTACATTCAAGTGAAAACGGCGATCTCTTCAGTTCGCGCGGCTAGAAAGTCGCCACCGTGCAGTCTTTGGTACAGTGACGGACAGTCAGTTAATTCAATTGATCTCGCATCTGTGGAGGTTCAATAATCGCC